ACATAATTCATAGTGGTGAAATCACTATCTAACTCACCGCTCTTGAAAAGTTTTATCATTTCACTCTCACTCAACCCATCATATGAGTATCCATACGTCTTCGCAAACAATAGACTCATTTGATTCCACAAATAATCCCCAGCCGGATTCAAGAAACACTCTCGTTGGATAGAATCCATTTTCGCACGTACCAAAAACTCGTCCAATGTTGGATCATTGACCCATCCTATTGTCGATCTTAGAATATATGGTTCAAGTGGGCCCGTCGTACACCGCGTTTTCTTGTTAAAAACGAACGATCGCTTAAGAAAGGTAACATCCTCAAGACGTTCAAATGGAAGAGTGACGACCTGCTTCATAGCTGTTGTAAAGCCCAACCCAATCTGATCCATGATAGCTGCATATGAGACTGCATTGAACAAATGTTTAATATTGTCCGCAACTGTAACTAATACATCATCCCCGTACACAGCAGAAAACACATCTCGTTTGAATTGAGCTATCTTATTGGCCACTGACAAATTGAGATTACGACCGACACAAATATACCAAGCGTATGCTATATACATTTTGTTGATTAGCGAATTGTACAAGGCTGTTAAACCATGTCCACTCGGTATAGAGTGCGTTGTTAAATATGCTGTATCTTTCCCTTCTCGTTGCGTCTCATACAAATAACTAAGCAAGACCAAAACTTGATCTGCTTCGTTCGTCAATTTTGCTAACAACTCATTGAGTTCTATTTGGAACTCCTTCACCATAGCACCATCCCATGATTTGTAATCACCACTAAATATGTTGGGTAGTGCTGTCAAGCGCCTACACAAAACATCCCACTCCACAGACAAAGCATTTATCCCTATCATGACCCCAGTCTCCATACGTTTGTCCATAAACAACTCGCACAAATGGCCAAAATACTTGCGCAGTATCAACGTGTAATGCAACGGGCCGGCCGCAAAAATTCTAGGTTTATATTGCTTCTCCACTGGACGCAATTCGTCCTTCCAACAATCTTTAAATATTATCTCATTTTCAACACGAACCCCAGATCGAGCATTCTTTTCTATAAATTCCATCTTTGCCTTCACTTCCCTATTTATCAAACCATTCTCGTAATCCAACATATCACCATTCAATGCCTGCCATGGTATACCAGACGAAGATTTTGGGTCCACGCGTCGAAGTGTTGACATTGAGGTTTTTGTATTTCTCACACGTCCGCACACCATTTCACGTTCCGTTAAAACATCCAATTTCTTACCCCCTGTCACTTGATCCAACATTTGTTTCATGTATGAGACCGCAAAATCTAGCGCCTCCTTATCTATCGGTTTTCCTGGCATCAGACTTTTCTCCTGTCCACGTTTGAACGCATCGACTCCTGGTTCATCAATTCGTGCAGGAACCCGTTCTGGGATTCCATTTACCGTCAAGCCAAATTCTTCCATATATTCCTGCGCCTTTGATGGAGCCAGTCTACTCTTCTTTTGAATGGCGCGGTATCCCGTAGTAGCTATTGGAAGTGCTCCGGCAAAAGCAGCACTAACAACTCCAACTGTTTGTTGCACTTCAACCATACTCCCAATCAATGACAACAACTGTGGTTTAAAGGCACGAGCATATCCCATGATATCATCAGTAGCTACATGCCACCCAATGATCTGACCTTCCGTTGTACAAACTAGTGCTCCACATATCCCATCCTCTTGATAGTCATATTGGAACGCTTTGTCAATGGATGACACTATATTGCGTCCATTGCTCTTAAACGTGAAATACGGGGCATTCACATCAGCATATGATGGTGTACGAATAGGCACCACCAAACTTCCGGCAACCAACACACACTCGGTATTTTGAATCTCTTGAACGAAACGTTTTTTGATATCTTTAAATATGTGTGCTGTGGGTTCTACCACTTTCATCAGTGCATAGTCCTCCATCAAATCAAGTTCCAAAACCTCAAATTTGTGTTTGAACATTTGTTGCCCGTTTCGATTCTCTCCAGACACGTACGGTTTCATACAGATGCTATGATCTAAGTTTGTTATGCAATGCGCCGGTATCAACGCGTGCAATGAATCCAACATAATGATGGTGCCATTTACTATTTGACCATCTGTGGATATTGTGGCTCTCAATGTGTTATCCATAATTCCACTCAATTTTGCGCCTCCATGCTGTGGTCTAAGTCGGTGACGCTGCCGAGGTGCAGGTGGGCGAGGAAAATTCACCTTAGAAAACTGTCGATACTCCTTCACCCCGTATGATCGCGTCAAATACCACACCCCAATTGTACCTAGAGCAGTCAAAACACTACCCAAAACGACCGGATGTGAGGCAAAGGAATTAACAAACCACTTCCATATGGCCTTCAACTTCCCTCCTTCCGTTGATACACGAATAGTCACAGCATCCACTCCTCCTGGCACCTTGTACCCATAGGTCATTGGATTCACAAACAATTCAGTTTTCTCTCCATATTTTTGTCCCCATAACTTTTCAACAGCTGGTATTAGTTCTTTCACTGTCATACCTGGTGTCACTTTTAATATCACAGCCTTTGCTGTTAATTCACAATCACCAGCATCAAATTCAGCTCCTGTATACTGAAAAAAACGAACATAAGTATACCGTGGGTGCTGAGCATCTTCTGGCTTATAGGCATGAATATGAGGTTTTGGTGTCACATACTTGTCCCAAATGCTGTTCCATAATCCACTCAATCCATTAAAAACTTCGTGCAACCCATTAACAACGCCAGCGGACAAAACCTCAACTTGATTCTTCATATAATCGACGTATGCTCCGACATCATTACTGGCAAATATTTCTCCATATCGTGTAATCCATCCACCTACTGTCACAGTTAACATCTGTTCACTAACCAAAACGCCATTTATAAATTTGCCTTGCCAATCACCATTAAACAAATCGCCTATGGTGATATCCCAAGCAGCAACGCGTTCTCCACCAAACCAATGGTTCAGACGACACACACTTTGAACCCCTGCGACTAGTCCTTGCGCATGTAATGCCGGGTCATTGTTAAAATCAACTATATCCAGATCTTTAACTGCAGCACTTTTATCCAATGCAGCATGAAATTGCTGTTGCTTCAGCTCCACCTCCTGATTGATGTACTGTATTACTTCCGCAAGATTATTTGGATTCAATGTAACTGTTGCTTCGTATCGGCGTGATTTTTCATCGTGATTGTATTTGTAGCAGTGCATAAGTCCATCATTTCCTTGACTTGCAACATACGCATCTGCTATTGGATCGTATTTGAAATGAGAACAATCCACTACCAGCATTCGTCGATAAATAGCCTCCGGATGTTGTATCATGTCAGTTGCTTTAAAATTTATATTTTTCCTCAAAACATCATCATTCGTGCTCGACATGATGAGCTTAGATTGAAAAGTTAACAGTTGCTTACGTGTTAATTCTGCTGCATCGAGTGGAGATGGCATCACTGAGACATGGTCCACGTAATGCGAATAATCAAAACCTCCTCGACGACCCAATTCATCATGTGCCCACACTGCCTGACCCATATACAAATCATTATAATCTTTTTGTGGGTTGTTATTTACATAGTAATAAACCCCATTCTTCTTCCCCAATTGTGTTAATATTTGCGATAAGATATAGGACTTTCCAAAACCCGGTGGTCCCTGCAACACTATCCAAACTGGTACTTGCCTAATTTGTGATGTCATGCTCAAACTCACTCGATACAAATCCTGCAATCTGCGGTACGTATCCCGTATATTATCAGGAATCCGCCCCTGGTTCTGGACAACTGATGTCATGAGCGCATCAAGTTCCTTGACCAAACCTTTGATCTCAACAAACACCGGCTTTTCCGCCAAGATTCTGTAATCCGCCAATACACGACTTATAAATTCTTCCGCTTCACGCGCCACTCGATGCAGCCGTGTGCCTGGTAAACGACATATAATTGATTGATAAACCTCCGCGCATTCACGCAACTTTGTTGGTATATTGAGACCCAACATATACTCATTGAATGGGTGCCAATAAGGAACATCGTAATGATGTTCCGAAATGTTGGCCACTTTGATTGATTGTGCCAATATTTCTTCGAAATTATCTGCAACCCATCCAATTATAAATGATGGAATCTCCAAAACTATCCCAACTGCATCTCCCAGCCAGCTCAAATCTTC